GGTAAGATACTTCGCAACGAAGATGAAATCAGATATTTAGATAAGATGTAATACATACATTTTCAAGAACATATTTATACTTTTCTGATTCCTTTTTAGCTTCAGACCACAATCCAAACTGGAAATTTCTTTGTTTTTTGTAGTCAGAGAGTGAAGTTCCAGACTGAGCACGAGTAAACATATTACTATCTTGCATCGCTTTAGTAACGCGCTGATATGATCGTTCTGCTTCATCGGCAACCTCGCCATACTTTTCTATTTCTTTACTGAGATAATTCCTTTTATCCTCAACAGCGCGTTTAAATGCCTCCTTAGAATCTATACCAGAATTCATATACTCTTGCCACGCATCTTTGATCTCCTGAATATAACGTTCCTCTATTTTAAATTCAGAAGATAATTCACGCTGATTCCTAATCGCTAATTGTATAGCATCATTTTCTTTCTCTTCCAAAGATTTCCAATTATTCGCAATATTTCGAATACCCCGAGCAAAGAAATCAATTGTACTCTTCATCACTCCTTTTGAGTTGGAAAACGTTAACATTAATGCCTCCCAGGCTGAATCTAACCCTGCCATTGCCCCTTTAACGTTATTTTCCATCGTATGGGCCATATCAGCTAACTCCTCATCTACTCCAGTTATTTGCTCTCTCAAGGGAATTATTTTATCAGCAGATGTAAGAAAAGCGTTAAAAGCTGCTACACTACGCTTGTCTGTCAATTCAAGAGTAGTATTAAGATCAATACCTTCTTCTTTCAACTTTTTCAAACCATCTACAAGTTCTGGTAAATTTTTCACAGGCTTACCAAGAGCTTGAGCTAATTTACCAGATCCATCCGCAAGATTAAGCAGAATATTCCGTGTAGCAGTGGCCGCCATTGAAGCATCAAAACCAGCATCAGCCAATTTTCCTAATAATGCGAGAGTATCTTCAATCGTAAAGTTAAATGCTTTAGCAACAGGTCCAACAATAGGTAAAGCCGTGGCAAGGTATGAAAATGACAAAGCACTTCGAGAAGTCGCCACCGCCATGGCGGACACATAACGTTCAGTCTCTCGTGTATTTGCGTTGAACATACGAAGAGCTGCGCCAGATAACGAAGCTGCATCTGCAAGTTCAGCACCAGTTGCTTGAGCAAAACGCAACACAGATTCTGTTGCATTTAGAATTTCTTCACGAGTGAATCCTAATTTAGCAAGTTCTATTTGAAGTTCGGTTGCTTCAGAAGCTGTGTATTTAGTAGTAGCACCCAACCTCTGCGCATCGGAAGTTAGCTCCTTTATTTTATCTGAAGTTGTACCTAAAATAGCAGCTAACCTACTATTTGCAAACTCAAATTCAACAATAGAACCAACTCCCTCTCTAAGTTTAGTGAACAAAGCAACAACACCGCTAATTACAGCTTGTCCACCAACATATCCAGACACAAGCCCTTTCATTCCAACATGCACTTGATTCAATCCAGGTGCGAGTTCAGTTTTGAGCATCATACCGGCATTCTTAGCAATAATACCCATGTTCTGCATAGATTTATTGCCGTTTTGAAGGTCAATCAATGCAGCCTTTACTTCTTCCCGATAGGCACCGACTGTCATTTTCTGCTGAGTATATCGGTCTGAATTACGTTTCACATAATCAGTATTTATACCTATTGTAGAATTGAGACGTGCGAGTGTTCTGATGTAGTTTTCATCAGTATCTTTCAGGACATCAACAGCCTTCTGTAATTCCTTATTAACAGCTTTTGCTTCCACCTTACTATGAACTTCCTTATTGGTAAGAGCCAGCGCAGCACGGATCAACTTCATTCGTTCTTCTTCACTCAGAATATATTTCCTACGAGTATTTAACCCGGAATTCTGAGCTTTTTCCAAAGCAACCTCTGCTTTAGCTGTCTTTTCCAAAGAAACCGCATTGTCAATGCTTGCTTTAGTCAGTTTCTTTATCTCTGTGGTAGATAGCTTTTCGGCATTCAACCGCTTTTCTATCCTTTTTTGTACTGTTTGAGAAATCTCAGACTGTTTTTTAAGAGCATCGGAAAGTTCATTTGAGGCTGAGGTAGCAGTCTTAGCCTGGGTAATATAGAGAGTATTGAGTTTATCCAGATCGCCTGAAACCTCAACATTTACTTTAAGCCCTTTCGCCAGCTCCTTTGCCGCATTCACATAAGTAGTTTTCACCCGTTCAATGGTGGCGTCCAACTCTTTTATTGACTCGATCTCACCTTCTTTGATAAGATCGGATATTTGTATATCTCCCATTATAAATAGTGCCTATATTCTACAATTTTTCCTATTATCTCCTGCCCTATCCTATCAAAAGCATACGTACCGTCACTCTTTAAATAAACGACATACATACACCAGTCCAAGATAGCGGCTTTACGAGCAAGCTCACTAATACGGTAAAGCTCGCTTTGCATTTTCTTATTCTCGCAAGCACAACTCATTTATATCCGCAATTTCTAAAAAAACGATTTATACAAGGACGCATAAATATAAGATTGAAATATTCCTTGGCAGTATCGCTCATGCAAAGGATCTGTTCACCATATTTCCGCTCAATATCCGGCCCCTCTTTAAACCCGGAAGAACTGATATGTAATCCTGTCCGAATTCTCTCTGCATGAATACTCTCATAGAAAGAGCCAACAATGAAAAGGTTTGGAACTTCTACGGGACGCGGAGGCAGATACAATTTCTCCCCACGGATTGGAGGAGTAATCTTCTCTTTCCATCGTTTGTATGCTTCAGCACGATTTTGCCAGGGACCGGGTTCACTGAAATAACTATCTTCGTCGTAGCTCGGACTTAACAAATGTTCGGTACCATCCAAACCACTATATAATTGTTCATGTATGCTATCAATAATCTCTTCCTGACGTTCATCCAGGCATTTGACACACTCATCTTCTAAACCGATAGCGATGGCATGAATGATCTGACTTACTTCTTGCAAACTGGCCATACTATTTTAAATTAAACGGGCCGGGCTGCACCAACAACCCAGCCCGTTAGATTCACTTCTTCTTTTTCGCTGTAATCGTATCATAGACATCAGAAAGCATCTGCTTTCTATCGCTTTCATTACGATCTTGCCAAAACACATCAATATGCTTCTTTATGAACGCTGCCTTTGTCATTGACTTTACAGCGTCCTCGACAAATGTTACACCTTCAAACTTCATGCTACCTGCTCTATTCCTTTAATACCATTTTCGAATAATATAGCGGGGGATCTTAATACGGGTATTCCAGGATCCTTAGCAACAATCGTAATTACTCCATCAGCATAAGTAGCTGACGTAACATTACTCATTACTTCAACCGCTTTGTCGGCAATTAACTGTCCAAACTCCTCTGTACGATCATAGCCTCCAATCTTCTCTAATATTTTATATTTGCTATCGGAACCCTGTTTTTCCAGTACAACTTCAACCAAGCCTTTGAGAAAGTTTTTTGGATTGAAATCTAACTGGAAATAATCAAAATTCAACTGGCTATCTTCAGCGTCCGTATGACAGAAACTAACAGTCATCGTAGATTTCGCTCCACTGGTAGGGTATTGCGTTACGATTGGGTAAACAGTAGACATTGGAATGCCGGCAAGCAAATCGGTACCATCATTATAACCGATAAGTATATTGTCCTTATTCCAAAAATACACATCCCACTCTTTATTTGCGCATTTCAGTAGTTGGGCATTTAAAACCTCATCAAAGCGACTTAAAGTAAAAGTATCGGTTTGAGCATTAAGCCCATTGAATTGGTTAGGTCCATAGCCGATCGCACTTACTTGAGCTTCACCGCCATTTTTAGCATATTCCAATATTGGTAATATAGGATAAATCCGGTTGGGACGATCGGCATGACACATTTCCGACAACTTTTCACCTGTAATATCACCAGGTAGTTTCGTTCCAGGTTCAACCATGATTGAGCCTCTCACTTTCGACCAATCAATCTTACAAGCGGAACCACCAGTATTCAACTGGGCGCTTTTGCAATTTCTAATCTTTCTCATTTTCTTCTACAATTAGAATTTCTTACTATTATTTCCATTGAGCGAATATTAATAGCATCGATGGGCTCGCTCACAGCCTCACCGTTCTCTGTATAGGCTCCATATCTACCGTAGCTATAATTTTCTGAATAACTATGCTTGATTTTATCATCAAAATCCCAATCAAAACGGTTGTCTTCCAACAACACGTCAAACAACCGGTTATAAATTGGCCGAAGAATATTCTTGAAAGATGTGGTCCTACGTTCCTCATTACTCCACTCCTTGCAAGATGAACAAGCTATAATCAACGAAACTTTTGTCTTAGAAAAATAATCCGGATCACTCCTATCTTCATTAATTGGAGTAAAAAGTGCGACCAGCGGGAACTTCTTTTCAGACTGGCCAAGAGATTTACTATATTCATCTAATATATCTTTGATATATTGGCTGCTACCGAAGATATAATTCAACTTTGGAGACTTTACAACCTTAGTTCTCCCCTTCCCATTGGGATAGAGAATTTCAAGTCCTGCAGAAAGTCTTGTCACCACGTCCCCAAACAATTCTGTTATATCCAAATCCATCATAAATTGAAAGTATTAATATGAATCAATAGATTCCTATTTATTTTCATATCAGTGAAAGGACAATCATCAGACATGGCCCACTCTACAAACTGTTTGTTCTTCTCTACCATGCTATTCCATGTACTCACCTGTTTCTTGAAAGGAGCCACATATTCATTTGCACATTTCAAACGAACAAGTCCGGTTATTGTAGATTGAGTGTTAGCGTCACGAAGAATATGATAGAATACATAATCTGCGAATGGCTCACTTAGTTTTTCACACAAAACTGCGTATCCTGACTGAGGTTCTTCCTTTTCTTTTAAAATATCCACTTCATTTAAAATATCTTCCGATTCACGTTCGATAAGCTCCAAATAATCTGTTATTTCTCGTGAAAGACTAACTCCAACGACATTGCGAAGAAATTCGGGCTGAAAAGCTTTGATATATCCGTTTATCACCTCATTTACAGAAAGAGATTGAGGCGAAGGCATTTCAGCAACCGAAGCGTTTTCTATGTGCCTAGGGCCTGACGTAAAATATGAAACATCAATCAGCATAACGATAGTTATTTAGAAGTCTTACCTTTCCCGGTTTTCTTTTCATCTTTCACGGAAACGGATTTATCATCAACAATAGTTACTTCCTTAGCATCTCCAGCAGGCAAATCTTTTGGATCGGAAGCCGGAAGATTCTTTTCACCAGAAGGAACCAATGCTTCAAGTTCTGCAATACGAGCTTTCAGTGTATCACGTTCATCAGTCAGTTCAACAATAGCTTTATCTTTCTTCGTAATGGATTCAGTAAGTTCACCGATTTTCGCATCTTTCTCTGTGAGCATACATTCCAATGTCTTTTGAGCATCTTCTTCTGTCACCAAGCCGCATTCGGAAATGGGGGTGAATGAAACCACCCCTCTACCAATCCGAATACGCTGCTCTTTAAGTACATTGGCTACATCCTTATCATTTCCTCTAAGTATGTAATCCATAATCCTACTTTTTAGTAATTGCTTCTTTCAATTCAGCCAAATCTCCATAAGCGAATGCCCAGGGATTGTAAACAGGGAAAATCACCTCTTCACTCGCAATAAGAACCACCTCGTTACACAACTTCGTTTCCACATCTTCAGCCCACTCTAACGCAAGATTAGTGTAGTCAACGATTGATGCCCCCATGTGCATATCTCCAATAAAGTATTTACCCGGCAACATACCCGTACTTTCTACAATCGGACGATTAGCAATGTGTTTTACACCGTTAACTACCTTAATAATGCCAAGATTACGCCCTGTGGTATCCTTTTCTGATTCCATCGCATTAACATCGGACGGATTGAGAGTAATAGCATTGGGATAATACTGTGCATAGGTCATCACAGCGAATGCTGTCTTAATAACATCTTCCGAATTAGGAGCCTCGATGCTTTGGAAAAATGAGTTGTTGACAGTAAATGTCATACTTGCAATGCCTGTTTCCTCACCTACAAAAGCAACACCTTTCAACAAGATTTGACGGTCATTCATCTTGATAATAGGATTCGCTTTATTCAAGTCTGTCACAACAGCAGCATTGGTAAATGTAATAACCATACCATTGAGCATTAAGTCATACGGTTTCGTGAACTCAACAATAGTGTCTTTACCTCCATTATGGCTTTCAACAGATTTCACACTACCAGCTTCCCCTTTAATGATAGTATCTTTGATGATACTTTCAACAGGAAGAACACCGGTATGATTAGTGATACCCAGCAAATTCTCACCATTTCCATCACCAAACAACATATTCCAGTCTTCCGCAAGCCATACAGCTTCAGGCAGCATATTCAGAATATAACTTCTGATGAAAACACGACTCTTCAACATACGCTTGGAAATTCTGATATGAGTACCAAGTCGTTTCGTACCTGTCTGAATTTCCTTCATCTTAATGCTTGATTCCGGTAAACGACCGTTTTCAGTTACGTACCGTGCATTCCTATCGAAGTCATACACCTGTGTAAAGGCGAGCTGCGTATATGTAGGATCACCCTGCAAAGTCGTAATGACATTACGCATATGAATTTTCTGATTACTTACCTGGCTAACAACACGGTTCTGCTGTTGGGTAATCATGATTTCACCGCTGTAATTGTCGGTCATGGACACAATATCTTTCAAGCTGAATCCCTCAAAAGAACCTGTTTTACGGCTGTGACCGGCTGCAAACTCCTTGAACTTCTCACTATCAAGCATTTCGCTCAATTTCTCGTCGAACTTATTGATAGTATCCATAGATAAGCCTTTTTGCTTCATTTTCTCGATACTTTCACCCAAGTTCTTAACTTGATCGACAAGTTGCTCATTGTCTCTCACAAGCTGCTTGAATACTTCACTATCATAAGATTTAAGTAAAGCATTGATATCTTTGAACTTTTCAGTTACTTCATCCGGAGTAAGCATTCCCTCAAGAGATTTGTTCATTACATCACACATCATATTTGCGATGTTTTCCATAAAGGACTTTTGCTCTGCAGGAAGTCCGTCCATTTTCAGACTCAAATCTGATACTACAAATTTTTTAATAGGCATAAAATTCAAATTTTAAGTTATTTATTCTCGAAACAACTATTCAGACTTTTGAAATCGAATAAAGTGCCATTATTAGCGGCTTTAGTCGTTACTTCACCGTTACCATTTTCCCGGTCATTCTTTTCTTGAGTGTCAACAAACGGCTCATTCTTTCCGGTAGTATCTTCTGGAGCATTTTGTAGAATAGCATTCGAACGATATACTTTTCCCCAACAATGGGGACATCTTACATAATTCATAAGGTCCTGCAGGCTCTTTTGAGTGAATTCTTTCTCCTCTGATTTTACAGAATCAATAAGAGAAATTACTTGAGTTCTAATCTCTGGAGTGAGCTTCTCCATCTCTTCCCTTACGATGTCCTGCGTTATCCATCTTTGATAATCGGCAGCGTAATCTAATACCTGTTGTGCAAAGGTATGCTCAGTTTCTGCATCATAATCAAATTGATGCCCGCAATGAGGACATGAGACAACGGCACCACCGTTAAGACTCTTAAGCAATAAATTTAATTCCATATCGTAACCTTTTAAACGTTCATTACTATATCCATGCTGCAAGAACGCCTTTCGGACGAAATCGACAGCCTCCTTCACTTGGTCGGCAGTAGCTGATTTGATATTTACAAGGAAAGTCTGTGGATTGCTCCCCCAACTTGTCAATGTGGAATATTCCATCATACGCCATTCAAGTACTTTACAAGGGTCTGCCAAATCTCTTTTGATAGCTTTGACTCCGATAGAGTGTTCAAGTGTTCTTCCATTCTCCGCAAACAGCTTATAATCAGCTAACGTGTCACGCCCAATCTGTTTTTCAAGATTCAACTGACCAACCATTACCAAGTTACCTTCTGTTTCTTTACCACTCAATGGAACACCTAACAATTGGTCAGGACGATGATTCAAGAACCAACGCATACGACCAATGTTTTCCTTTAATGTCTTGTTGAATGATCCTGGCATGGATATGTCTTTCTGTGAGTCCTTCACACCGATACCGTTCACTGCAACAGTAACAATACCCTTCTCATCAACATCATTTGCCTTTGTCTTGTACTGAAGGCTTTTGATTTTCTCTTCCATTTTCAACTTCACTTTTTGTGTTAAGACTAAATATTTGTTTAACTATCTCTCGTTCCTGGTCCGACATTTCAAATAATGTTTTATCGAACATAGGTTCTTCAAATTTACTTTCACCGATTTGTGCACGCCAATCATTGTAGGTTATTAAGCCGCTAAGAAACTGGTCTTTGCACCTGGCATTCACATTGTTTTTAACTTCCTCGGCCTCTTTTAATCCTTCTTGCAGGCAATCTACGTCGGAGAAATCACAGTCCAAATAATATCCGCTTGATTCAAGTCCCAAAAATTGGGTAAACTCACTACAAAACTGTTTGGCTAATGGAATGATAACAGAGGAATAGGCACTCTTCTCTGCCGTAGATTGATTGCTAAAAGTAGACTGGTCTTTGCGAGGAACCAATACAGCAGGAATACCATATGCACCTGCAATACTAATTGCATCAGCAAGTGTTTCATCAAAAGGTTGAAGTTCTGCAATAGTAAGATTCGTACGTACAAAGCTTAATGGAATATCAGACAGTCCGTATGGTAATTGATTCTTGCCTACACCATATTTACCATAATGCTGTTCCAATATTTCTTTCTTCTCATCAGATGTCATAGCAATAGGACCGGATTCATCTTGCTTCATATTGATTAGAAATCCTAATCCACCCCGTTTTACATAAATCACATTACGAGCTTCATACACAGCTATAAGGTTTGATATCGGCTTCATTTGCGAAAAAAGACGACTTCGCGATTTCATAAATCCACTTCCTGAATAATAGTTCACATGCCCATCCCTATCATGCCATATTTGATATGCGGGAATGTTCACTGTGCTTAATATACCATAGCCTAAGCGGTAGCCGTCGATTATTTCATCCTGATCGGCTATGCCAAACAACGGAATACTACTACCTAAAACAGGAAGCACTTCTACACAATCAGCAGGAAGCTCCCAATAATTTGAGCAATAACGCCATTTTTCTACATTCGAAAAGCTATCAGACATTGCAGCACGTGTAAAGCTGTTACCAAGACATAGTTTGTACACGAAATGCTGATAAACATTCTGTCTCCATGTCATCAGGCAATTAGGTCTAAGAAGTATCTGATTTAAATTCTTATTATTCCAAACAATACTATCATCTTTCACTTTCTTGAACTGGAAGTTGGCATTGGCAATACGGGATGCAATATAATCTATCGGAAAAAAAACTTCCGGAACAGATTCAAAAAGAGATAGTAAGTTCCGAGAACAAACAAACGGAGAAGAAAATAAATCTTCAACAGTTATTTTGATCCCTTCAGGAAGTTTCTTTTCCTCGCCCGTATCACTAATAACTTCTACATTAGTCTCCTGTACAGGCTCTTCTTCTGACTTAGATTTTTTACGAAACCAGCTCATTCATTTTTTATTTGAAACAAATGTAGGAATATGAATAATCGGTTTCTCAAAGCACTTAAATCTTGAAAAATGAGAAACACGAAAAGCCAGCCTTAACAAGCTATATAACAACCAATTAAACTACTGATAATTCGGGAAACGATTTTATTATATGATATGCAAGACCACTTAAAATAATGCTTGCACTCTTATTCTCGCTGTTTATGTTATAGTCCATCAGGTTAGTAATGAAATCATGGTAATCTTGAGATTCCTCTAACATCTTTGATGATAGCAAAAAGTTATTTCTTATAAAATCAGAGGTAGCAGCTATTCGCTTATCCACATCGGAGAACTCTTTCTTTACTCTTACTTCTGTGTCTTTCACAAGTTCTCTCAACTCACGTACAGTCTGATAATAGGCAGATGAACATTCAAAGAGACACGTATTGGCCTTGTGCTCCAAACAAGCAGATTTGATTTCCTCTATAGAGGAAGTATCTCTAAACAGAGCATCAATTAAGTGCCATTTGTCACCACAGCGGAACGCCTGGATCAAGACAAATGTACCATCAACATTCGGCATAACATATACGAGCCGCTGCGAGTACATATTTTGTGCTTCTGTATTGAAGAATCCAAGCATGCCTTTACCTCCGTATAAGTTTCTCTTTCTACGGTTACTAAATTCAGTATATCGGTCATAGCATAAGTCAAACATGATATACCTAAAACAATCTGATAAATGGCCGTGTTCCTCATAAGTTTGCATAGTCGTTTTATTCTTCACCTTCGCTTTAAGAATAGCACCATTGGCGTCCTTCTGTACACTCATATAATCTTCAAGAGACACAGAGCAACTTTCATCAATATAGATTTCGATACCAGGGATAATACAATCAAAGATAGCATTAATAAATTCACCGGTCATGGCAACACTCGGATTCTTGTTACCTACCTTATCCTCAATCTCGAATCCTTCTTTCTGCAAAGTGGATATAAACAAATCCATCCATGAACGCTTTTCGTCATCAAAACTATTAGCAGCTTTCGTGGAAGCGTCGCCATGGACATAAAGTTTTTCACTGTATTGAATAGATTTCAAATAGTTAGCAACAAGTTTAGAAGCTTTCTTGACCGTATTGTTCGGGCTTTCAGCACACGTCTCATGGAATTGCCAAATTTTGGTACTGATGGTGAAATCAACTTGCCAATAGGATATACTGATATATGGAAGGACGTTATTATCAACAGAGATATGAATAGGTAGGCCCGGAACATAGTTGTGCTCACCGGAATGTTTGCCACGATTGAAGGAACCGAAGAACTCGCTACCGGTACGAATGACACCCCATTCCCCTAACGCATACACATTGTAATAGTCCGGATCATTAATACGGTCTTTTTCAAAATCGGCAACACATTGTTCATCGTAGTAACCGTATGTACCATCAGGAGAACCGACTACCCAGAAGTTGTTTAAATACGTAGACTGAATCAGAACTGTATCACTTGGATGCTCTACAATCTTCTTTGTCCGGACATTCATTATCTGTTTTGGCTCATTCATCCGGAGCGATTTCACCTCTGTAAGTTCACTCGGAATTTTTCGGCCACCAAGAATAACCTCCATCGGGATATCATGGAATTTATCCTTATCGAATATTTCTTTCTTAATCCAGTGAGTGATCTTGATTGGGTTAAAAGAACAAATGATCTGCTGACCATGTTTACCACGCAAACGCTTTCTTACCTGTTTGAAGTCACCATGCTCCAACTCAGAGAACTCTTCCAGAAACACACGTTTATAATTCTCTAACCCCTTTATTTTCTCAGAATCATCAAGTCCAGAAAATGTGATCTTCGCACCATTTAGCAGACAGGTGATCTTTCTTTCATTGAATTGAAAGTAGTCGTATATATCAAGAGTCTTAGCAGCTTCCTTAAAAGCTTCATAGATTGAATCCTTAATAGAAGAACCGACCTTACGAAATACCTTCGTATTCTCTCCATCCTGCAAAGTCATGATCAAGATAGATTGAGCAATACTAAAAGACTTAGCAGAAGAAGAACCACCATATAGGATAATAAAACGTAATGTAGCATCCTGTAGATACTTCAACAGGTAAAACGCATTTGGATTTAATTTCTTATGGTTTATAATCATCTTCTGACACTTTGCTTTTACTCACAGTCGGAATAACAATCATTTTTGCTTGTTTTTCCTATCTTTTTGTAATAGTAGAAACATTCTATCTAAATGCTACTTATCTTCATCATCAAATCCGATGCGTAACTCACCGATCTTCTTTCCATCACCACCGTTCAAGGTGACGTTTTTGTCCGCCTCCCATCCATTCCAAGCCCCTAATAACCGGGCCGCTTCTGTTTTACCATGATATTCATAGATGACTTCTCCCCTTTTATTTTGTACCTTCTTCAATGCATTCCGGGCACGCTTCGGAAGTTGAGACGGGCTTCTCATCTTTATTTTTCCGGTTACAGGATCAATATAATGCAAATCATCAGTATCAGCCTGAACAATATCCATAAGCACTTTCTCGACAGCCAATCGTTTTATCTCGGAGTCCTTCGCTCTCTGGCTCTTTATCTCTTCTATCCTTAGACTGACCTTAGAGTTTTTAAGAAGTCTACAAGCTGTAACCCAAATGGACTCAGCTTTCATTTTCGAAGCATCATAAGCCATACGATAGGCCTCGCTTGCATTTCCTTCCGTATCTACATAGTACTTACAGAAATTCTCTTGTTTGAATGTTAATTCCTTCTCTCTACTCATAACTTTTACAATTAATTCTTGCAAGAAAAAACAATGAAAGAAACTTGACCTACAGGAACAGCTTTGAATGATTGTTCATTCATATGGCCTTATTTCTCCGCCTCCGCAATTTTTTAAATATTGTCTTTTCTCCGCATAGCGAATATTTTCATTAAACCATCCTCAACAGGTATGTAAGACAAAGGTACTATAAAGATATCCCGGTTCACTTATTGCTCTAAATTGTCAAATTCATGTTTCTCGTTAATCAACTCTATTTCAATCTATTTATTGTATTTCACTAAAATCACAAAAATATCGTCGTCACAGGCTGGAGGTTGCAAATGTTGACTATCTGCCGGTTACAACCTGTTTGTCCCCCAGCAATCTCATCTATGTAAGTATAGTACCAGATGTTTTAACCGCAGTCGTATAATAATCCCCTTTCCTTAATTAAGCAGGAAGCAGAGAAGAGTTCTTTCTAAATGTGATATCCCTACTTCATCACATTTAATATCAATTTCTGAATTAAAACAATCAGAATTATTTAATAAAAAAGATAATGTAAACAAGAATAATTTCTTATCACAATTATAAATCTTATATTTTTTTTATACTTTTGCCAAACACAAGTTAATACCAGATTTCTAATAACTATAATATGGAAAAGACAAGAAGAATTTGTATCAATTTCATGGACAGATGTAACATGTCTTGTAATTACTGCTATATTCCTTTCATCAATGAAAAAATAAACTTTTCATTGATGAAAAAAATTATATACAAATGTTCAGAGATAGGAATCCAAATAATTACATTTGGTGGTGGTGATCCATATAATTATATTGAGTTTAGAAATATCATTGATATAGCTTATTCTTTAAATATCCAAATTCATATTGATACTAATGGAATAAATCTTACTTCTGCTGATTATGAACAAATTAACCAAAAAGTTTCAATCTTATCTTTTCCAATTGATGGACCTACTCCTTATTTACATAATTATATAAGAAATTATAACGGAAATCATTTAGAAAAAATTCGTAATCATTTATATGCTCTTTCAGATTCTAAAGCAAAACTTAAAATCAACACAATAGTATCAAAAAAAAATATAGACTTAATTGAAGATATATATCAAAGTATATGTTATCTTAATATTTCAACATGGAGTTTATATCAATTTTGGCCATTACACAATGCACAATTTTACAAAAATGACTTTTTTATAACTGAATTAGAGTTCAACAATTCTATCTCAAAAATAGACATACTAAAACCTGCTTTTTTTATCGAAAAAAACACAATTAATAAAAGATGTTTCGAATCCATATTCTTATCACCAAACGGAAAAATATATATACATAATAAATATGATCCAAACTACTATACATTTTTAGGTGATTTTTTAAACGAAGAAATAACCAACAGCTTAGATTTAAATAGATTAATCAATACAAGAATTGATACAAAACATAGATACAATTTATGAATACTCAATTAAAGAAAATTTTCATTGCAGCTCCTAGTGATGTTAAAGTAGAATTTGGTATTGCACAAAAAGTCATATCAATTCTAAATGCAGTTTATGGAAACATTTTAAATATTCGTTTTGAGATGGATAGAGGAAAAAACGCATCTCCATGCATAGGAAATCCTCAAGAGAAAATACTTCAACAATACAAAATGACTGATTATGATTATTTTATCGGCATACTACACACACGTTTTGGCTCACCTACAAACAGTATCAATAAAAATAATGGAAGTGAGTTTCAATCAGGGACACAACAAGAATTTTATGATGCTTATGATTCATTCAAAAAATATGGTAAACCAGAAATTCTTATTTATCATTCCCAGAAAAAAGTTTCTCCCGGAGTATATCAAGTAAAAGAAGTTCAAGACTTCCTTAATTTACTTTATGCACATGGAGAACATCCTGCATTATATTCGACATTTAGAACATCAAGCGAGTTTGAATCACTATTGATTAAACATCTTGCATACCATATCCAAGAGAAAGAAAAAACAAAAATAATACAAGATGATTCTTTACTCAAAAAGGCAACTAATAATGGATTAAAGAATATTTATTTAGACCTTGACAACAAGGTAAATGATGATTGTTCACACAGGAATAAATTAAAACAGAATTTATTTTTAACCTCAAAAACCGTATTTTTAATGGCATTTACAGGTTATTCTTTTCTGGCTCTTCATGGTAATATTTTCAGAAAAGATTTATTATCATTTTTAAACAATGGAGGTAAAATAAAAATAATTTTAACAGATCCTAAAGGAGATATTGCAAAAAGGATAGCTTACGCAGAAGCAAATATTCAATATAATACAGAAAAGATAAATATTAACTATAGCTACATTAAAAGTTATGAAGACTGTATTGAACAATTTATAGAATTAAAAAAAACTTATGGAGAACAGATTCAGTTAAAACTATCAAATGATATATTAACAGCTACCATTTTAATGTCTGAAAATGAATGTTTTTTTGAACCTTATCTATATTTCTTCCAAGATAAGCATAAAGTTAAAACATTTGAAATAGTTGTAGATAACAAATCAAAATTATACCTGCATATGCATGAGTTATTTCAAACATATTGGGAACATTCCAAAACGATATAGTATTCCAAGTTCCTTTTTTCGTACAATCATCGTTACCCGCTTTGCTGTATGCTTTACCATTTACACAAAAGATAAGAAACAGCATGAATAATGTATTTTTAATAATTATTGATTTTAACATGTACTCTACAAAGATAATATTAAAAAAGATATATTACTTAATTTATCCTTTGATTATCTTTAATCAAACAGCAATATTTTTTCCGTTAATATGTTTACAGTCTGCTTCTACAATACATCTATTACAACCAATATCTCCCAGTCTTATTACCCCAATATTATATTGAAACACTCCCTTAAGCATATACACTTATTCATTGCCGTTAGTTAGATATACTTTAAATTCATAGTGATTGAACTGCCCAGATACACAAAAGACGGTGAGATTAAACTATCCGCCTAAATATTTACATTTAATTCAACACTTTTCTATTCTTGCTATGGATTAAATTATTAAATATTACAGAACAATATTATTCCATAATCAGGCCTATTCCAATTCCAATACACGATAATAGCAGCAATATTATTTTATGAAAAAACAACAAATATGATATTTTACTATTTCTATCTTCTTGTTGTATAATTATTTGAGTTAATTTTTCTCCTGGTTGCAACTGAATTCCTTGTTTGAATTTGCAGAGATCATGTCTTGAAAATAAAGCGACCAAAAAATATTGCAAAATATCAATGACAAGATATACCATCAAGACTCCAAGAAAAAGTACAGATTTAAAGGTAATGATAAACACTCCATCTTTATTGTACATTCCCCACAATAAAGCCATTAATGCAAAAACTATATATCTACAAATATCAGAACATTTCCCTGTTTCTTCTCTATAATTCTTAGATTTATTATCCAATAAATCATTTTTATAAAAAAGTACATTATTTGATTTGTTATCTTCCATTTCTACTTCCTTTTTTACCTTGTTTAGACTTTGCAAGATTTATTCTACATAACTTCTTTACCCGTCTACCAGTCATAGCTTCATCAATAATAAATTTTTCACGCATAATTTCCTTATCTATATTAGTAAGTTTGATTAGATTACTTTTCCTACAGCGATAGATAGTCCTTCCCAATATTATTCTTCTACGACTTAGCCTTGATTTTCCCGCACCAGTACCTACTACTAATACTTTTACATGACCATCCGGACACTTATAACATTGATCATCACTATCCCAAGTCATCATCAAATTACACCCATTAACCCCGCATTTAATACTAGCAGTAGTCCTATTTTTATTTGTAGCCATATTTATTTAAAGTGTTTTGTTAGGCAAAGGTATCAAATTCATTATATAAATAAAATTTATTTCAATGTTATAAAACACTTTAAATCATTTTTTTTATACTCTAATTATCTCATCATTGATACGAAATATGCTATCACTCACAAAGTCGTATATCTTATACATAAGTTCCGGCTCTTCCTTTTTCGGAGAATAAACCATCACTCTTTTACCTGCACCCTTCATCCATCCCGCTTCTGTGTTAGCAGATCGACCGCAAGGGAGAACCATAACACAGACATCCGCCCACTGCATACCATTGAAATCTGAATCAAAACCTTTCTGCGCAATGGGATGATTAAGGGCTTCACGGTATTGATCTGTCTTCCAGTTCTGCCAATTAGGGTCTATATCAGACCATTTGAAACCACCATTCCCATGTGGGGGATTCTTAAAATCATAGACCTCATGTCCTAAATCACGGAGGATATAGACAACGTCCTGTTGAAATACATTTCTCCAACTACTTGCTACATATATTTTTGCCATAATTATTTTTTTACTAATTGATTATCACTATATTTGCTGAATAATTTAAATATCGTGATTATGTATAAAAATAAACTCAGTGCTTAGCGACGTTCTTACCTGTTGGACGTTGCAAAAAGAGCACTTAAAAAAGTCCTTAAATAGGTTGTTGTGGAACTGATTAGATGTTATATCGAATCATTGTTTTAAATTATCGGGCTGCTATCAAAGCAGCCCATTTTATTCATTACTAAATAGTTTTGAGCCTTTTCAGGCTACATCGTTAATACTAATTTCTCCTTTCAAAACTCGTTTTACCTGCCTGTCGATGATCTCTTGAAATTCAATTGCATTCATATTCTTTACATTTATAAATTGGTTTATTAATTTCTTTTCCGTGCCACGAGCACCAATAGTATTGCTGAAATATATTCGGTGGGTGTGTGCAGTATTTACACGTCTCGCATAGGTGAGTTTTGCTCATATCTATTTTGTTATTAATCAATCTGCATCATATTCTACATCAATTATTTTTTCGGACTGATAAGCCACTGGCAATGTCATATCTTTCCGTAACATCCGCCACATATAGGTAATAGCGGTTTCCTCATCATCGGCATATACTTCCCGTATTCCGGAGTATGAACCGTAATAATATCTTATAGTGTATTTATTCATTTCTGTACTGTTATACGTTAATCAAAACCATAAAATTGACCATGCTTATTGAAGCCGGGAACTTCTTTTATTGTAGGACGTTTTTCTGAATGTTGCGCTTTCTCTCGCAAATCGAGAGAAAGTTCGTTAGCTTCTAAAACCATTTTAACCCCTATTTCTACAATTCTTCTGTTTTCACATTCCTTACAATGTGGACTATTGCAATTACATTTAATCTTGTTCATATCTATTCGGGTTTTGAGGGCTATTTTCTAATTGGTAATAATTCAGGATTATTCCTTACTGCTTCTCGGCTCATTATAATAGCTTGAATCGCATGTATATGAAAGCGAATATCATGTATATCATCAGGATGATATTGTTCTAACTTTATAACTGCATTCCATAATTCAGCAGATGCAGTTATTGCATTCTTTTCTTCTTCATTCATATCTTATCTAATTTGAATTATTTCTTTATAACCACAGCCATTGTACTTATACTGGTTCCACTCTCCTTAAACTCACCTGCACCAATTTCAAATACTTGCCCGTGTACTTCATCAATCCATTGGCGGAAGGCAGCACACTTCTTTTCAGAAGCAAATTTCCAATGTGGACTGGTAATGGCTGCAAGAGTACCGCCTTCTTCCAACCGATCATACATAAGCCTTACATGATCTATATCCTGATTGTTTGCGAATGGAGGATTGGCAATTATCTTGCTATAGCTGCCTACACTATCTTTCGCAAAATCTTCCCCAAGTAGTATCACATTGCCCAGCGAATGCAGAAACTCCCTGTTCTCAGGCATCAGTTCATAACATTCCACCATAACGGAAGGACATGCCCGATGAACAGCTTTGATAAGCGCACCACGTCCGGCACTCGGCTCTAACACCGTGTCATCTTCATGTATCCCTCCGGCAAGCATTATCAGCCAGTCTGCAACACTATCCGGAGTTTCAAAGAACTGATATTCCTGTTGAAGATTACAGCGCTTCCCATCTTTGAGGATAGAGAAGACGCGCTCGGCATTGAACGGGAATGTAAAGCCCTGTACTTTCCCACCTTGCCAGGAACCGCCCGCTTCCTCTATCCACTTTTTGGCTTCGGCATAAGATTTCTTATTGAATTGCACTTGTGGAAGCTTGAGGATGTTATTCTCAAGCGTGCAATGCCTCAGTATCTCTTCCACACTCCATTTCTTACCTTCATCGGATTGTTCCCCTTTTTTGTCCATGGGGGCATCAGGGGCGAGCAATGATGATACCTTTGATATGACCTTATTACTCGCGTCCATAAATGCGTTGACGCAGGTAAGCATTTCCATCAGAAAATCGTTATCTACGTGGTCTGTTTCGTCCATAACGGTTAATCCGTCCATCATGTCCTCCAGTCTGTTCAACTGATCAACACTACCACGTAACGTTTTTATTAAAGTCTCTTTTTTGTTCGTCATAACTTTTTTGTAAATAAATTCTTGTTGTGTCCACGCTTCCATGACCTAAAAGATCAGCCAGCTGAATCACATCCTTGTTTTTCTTAAGAAACATCTTCGCGAAGAAGTGCCGGAAAGCATGGGGGTGCATCTTCTTCTTGTCAATGCCGCAGCGATTGCCCCAATCCTTCATACCCTGAGCCAGTCCACGTTGTGTCATGGGGCCAAATCTGCCCACGGCAAAAAGCCCGGTCTTACCGCATTCTTTCGCATAAGCCTTCACTTCTTGCTGTAGCTGTTTTTGAAAGAAAAAGCGACGATACTTGTTACCCTTTCCTTTTAATGTCACTTCTCCGGATATGATGTCTTCCCACGTGAATTGCAGAAACTCCGACAGACGCGCACCGGTTGTACCTAAAACCCTGATAAAAAAGTAATAGTCTTTGTTGGATTTAGTCTTCAAGTATTCCAGTAAACGGTTATATTCGTCCTCTGTAGGAACATTATTTGTGTCCAGCTTACGCTTCATCTTGGGACGCTTGAGCTCGATAGGTTTCTTCATCCACTTGGAAAATCTTTCGATGGCCGTAATCCGTAACCGGATAGTAGCGGGAGCGAATTTTTCCTCCTCAAGCATCTTTATGAATCTCCTGCAATTATCCATATTGACCTCATTCGCATATTCGAAGTATTTCTTCATAGAGGTATGGTATAAATCAACCGTATGCGGGGAATAATCATTATTATCAGTCAGCCATACTATAAAATCATTCAACATCTTCTTGTTCTTCTCTGAAATGGCGTCAAGTTTCTCCAATGGCTTTACTGTCTTTTTCCTGCGGCCATATCCGATTTTAAGATAAGACAATAAATCGCAAATGGCATCAAACATGGCCGGATGCTGAGCGAGCATGTCGGCGTTCTTGCGCTTGTAATCCTGATATCCCCGACGATTGACACTTTCCGCTTTCTCCAAAAAGAGAGATACATACTTGATGTATCTTCCTATGTTGGCGTAGCTCTTTCCGGTAGAACATAGGTAAGAGGTGTAGTCAACTAATATCTTTTGTCTGTCAACATTCATTCTACAAATAATTTTAACTGAGTAGAAAACTCAGGTTTATAAATTCTAAACTTACGATTAAAAAAGCCATCAAAAGCTTTCACTATTTCAGAGATGGTTATATCAGGAATACCTAACAGTTTATCATCAGCAATTATCAGAGACAGAGCTTTATCAAGAGTCATTTTCTTTCCAATATACAGGGAATATACCAGGTACCTACGAGTATATGTTCTGGTTTTGAGTGCTTCTACTTCCTCAGGTGTCGCTATTCTCTTATATAACACTTTATACCAATGTGTCTCAGCAGTACGAGCACGTTTCTGCCTTGGTATCAAATCATAAAGCACTGCAATCTCTTTTTTCTGAATGCACTTATGTTTTTTACGAACACCATACATCACATAAGGAGTGTTCCAATCCGGATGAGTTCTCCGGTACTCAAGTTCTTTCTCCCGATCAATAAGATCTTGCACAAAGTCTTGTTTCATTAACCATTCTTCGAACCAGGCAGCACGTGCCTCTTCTTTATTATAGTAATCTTTACCATTGATATTCACTGGAATACCCATTGTTTCTTATTTTTTGAATTTCTTTTATTATTAACCTCTGACAAGCACATACGGCACCAGGAAGAAAGGGAATGGTAAATTTTTCCGTTTCTGTTAACAAACCTGCCATAAAATCTATTTAAGTAGAAATAATTGCCGCACCGGGTACACATTTTCATTTCACTTCCGAAAGAATCATACATATGATTACGAGGTTTACGATGAATAAGCGTACACCCTCTACATCCAGCATCTTCTCAACGATACCGGCGACAATGCGAAAGGGATTTTACTCCACATTTCGCAAAGTTCCGGCAGTCTATCCGAATTTCTGACCGAATATTACTCATGATTGTTCAATAGTGGATAACAATTCTTTAGCTCGGCTAATCTGCCGACGATTAAGATATGATTGCCAGCATTTATTATACCGGGACCAGCGAAAAGCATTATACTTCAGTTGGTCTCGAATGTCCTCACTTGGAACACCACTGAAGAATAATTGTAAGCGGTTATCTTCTGTATTCTCAACAACACGAACATCATTGATTACGTACTCCTTTGTTTCAGTTTCTTTCAACTTCTTGGCTTTCTCCAAACGCAATTTTGCATCCCTGATTCTTGCATTGTTATTGGTGAGCATATAAGAAGGGAAACCATAACCGTACATAGTAGGTTTTGTAAGTTCAATCGCTTTCTCTTCTGAAAATCCCATTCCCTGCAATTGTTCAACTTTTGCAACTTCATTAAGTTTCTTACTCCGAAGTACTTTATTAGCTGCCTTCATCATGCTTTGAGATTTTTCTAACGCATCTATTTTTTCCTGCAGACGGTCTACTGCATCATCATCTTCAAGATAGATATTGTTATTGTTCTCGGCTGCTTCAGACTTTCGTTCAAAATACTCAGCTTTCTCTTCCAATTTAACGGATTTTCCTATAGCATTCCAAGAGCGATCTAAAAGATTACGATGTGACCTTTCTGAATGATGCCCTACGAGTATAGGCTGCCCTAAAGGGATATGTTCAACCATCTTGTGGCTCTGATTATAAGCTTCAGTCGACTGGCATCTTGCCTTTCCTGCCAGTTCTCTGTATCTATCAGCTCTGGCCTCTTGTTTTTCTTTTCTGTTCATAATTTTACATTACTTTGGTTTGACTTATATAAAACTGAAAGACCACAGCTACTTTACCGTGGTCTTATTATTAAATAATTTCGGTTCACCGGTAGGAACCAGGTCATCAAACAGACCGGGAACACGGGGAATTAATGCTTCATATTCCTCACGAAAAAACTCAGTTTTCGTACGCCCCTGTTTTTTACCCTTCCTGGTATGTACATCAAAAGTATAGGGAGGAATAGGTATAGGGTAACGCCTAACATCCTCTATCCATTTCTCTATGTCCACATCTCTTCTGTCATAAATGAAGTTCTGCAAATGATCTGCATCCCGGTTTTTCCTACATTCACAAAGAAGAATAACCGCTTTGCTGACAAATATCCGCCCCTTGGGTTCAGTAGCATTCTTGTTTACCAATTCATGACCTTGCCACAATGCTTCTATCTCTTTTGTTATGATACCGAAGCAATCTTCTGCACTTATGGTATATAAACGCTTCCACACATAGTCGCGGTATCCACTCGCCCATAATTCCAATGCAAAAAAGCCGGCTACCCCGGTATCGGCTCGCCGGATCGCTTTTTGCATTGCAGAACTCACCTCGAAGAAATCATATCCGCAAATTGTTCTAATAATCATAATTTTGATTTAATAATTTGATTTTAAATTGATTACATCAGTAAATTTAGCTAAAAAAGGCGGATATAGCAAACAGATTGAACGCCATTTAAACGCCTTTTTACAAGTTATTAGAATTTGAATTTGCAGGATATATTATACTGTACAAGCTGCTTTGTCTTGTCCTTTCCGTTGTTAGTAGCACTCTTCAGGAGAATGCTATCACCAAAACTTTTCTTGATGAAAAGAATGGATCTACGCTCCTCTTCTTGGTTCCTAATTGAGGAAAGGCCACCGGCATTTATGAAAGTATTCTTTTGCTCAAAGTTATACCGTAAATCGGTCAATATCCGGCGCTCTTTATACTTCATGTAACAGGATATCCAAAAATCTTCTTTTAAACGGATTTCCTCATTCCACCAGGTATTTTTATTGTAAATTACTCCATAGCTGCAACCGGTTATCATTTTTGAGAGAGAAAGAAAAGCTGATTCGTCATACATCACAGGTGATATCCGGGAAGTGAAACCAAAGAGATGAACATCCATCATACTGGCCATCTCAAATAATGACTGAACGATATTAGTGATTCTATCCTTATCTTTCACACGCCCCGGTTCTCCCTTTTCGGCACAGATAGCTTTACAGGCGTGCACATCATCGTCTATCATGAAGAGTTCACCAAAATATTTCGCCATCCAGTTACGTTTAGGTATAAGACCGATTATATCGTCTGGGTGCGTTACGATCTCACATTCCGGATTAAACTGCTGATATAAGTCTGCCTGACTCTCAGCAACACAAATAATAGGATCATTCACCAATTTTTTAGCGAACACCCTGTCATGGCGCTTATGACTTGGTATTACTATTTTGCAGGGCATGACGGACGTCTTTTATATCAACAACATTACTCTTACTTATTTTCCCAGTTTTATAGGACTTCATGTGCTGCATATCCAGTCTTTCACGAAGCCAGTTACTATCAACTTCATTACTTGAGGTAATGATGAATAGTTCATGCTTTTCATCATATTTGGGAATAAGAGGATAGATAGCTGTATCATCTGTGATCGTATCAAACCGCTCTTTAAATTCGTCCTCTTTCTTTTCAGGACTAAACTCGATCCCCCATTCCTGAAGTTCAGACTTATTCCACTCATTTTCCATAACATCCATATCATTCTCACCAAAATTGACATTATCCTTTGTAGCATACTCTCTAAGCTTCTTCACTGGAGTATCAGATGGCAAAACCTTACATGGAAGTTCTTTGTATCCAAGTTCCTTACAAGCACGTAAACGGAGATTGCCACAAACAACAATATACCGGCCATCATTATAGGGAAATATTATAAGCTCTCTAAGTTCAAGCATTTCAGGCGAATCCTGAATACTTTTCTTCATCGCTTCAAAGCGATAATCACGGAAAAAGCGCGGATTTTTCGGTAATCCCTTGAGCTGCCCCTTATTAAAATCAAGTAGGCATACTTGAATTGTCTCTGTCATAACCAACTATATTAAAATCAACAACACTAACAGTCAGCAACAACACCTTAATCACCTCTCTGACTCCTCAGAGAGCAAATCTATTGCTCTCTTAATTTCCCCCTCAATATCCTTACATCCGTAATGTTTTAGGAAGGCAACGGTAACTAATATAATGTCAGCAGCTCTCTTTTTATATTCCGGATGACGTTTTATATCATCGCACGGTAATTCTGATAGTTCATCAAACTTCCTCCAAGCAGCAGATATTTTTAAACTGAAAGCCTTTTTGGAGGTGTTATCATTCAGATGAAAGCGGCGCTCTATTATTTTCGAAATCTTAGGAGCCAACTTATTCAATGTTATCATAAATGATTAGGTTAAATTGTTAGACTAATAATAATCTCACTCTGTTTTATACAGGCTGGTCCCTTATGTGGAACCTGTAAATGATTCTTTTGTACACACGCATGATAATTAGAGTTTTTCTTGTAACTTTTCCATTGCTTCGGTTGCACAAAGCAATGCGTAATTACTATCAATGGAAATATACGTTTGAATTGTAAACCAAAGCCCTAATATCCTCACTTGCAAAAAATAAGCAGTTTGGAAATTCCTTGCCTGAAATTGCCCTTCTAAACACATATACTTAGAAAGACTAAAGTAAATAGCATCTACTTTTTTAATTCTTAATTTTTTCATTCTATACTTTTGGGGATGAATATATTTTTTACTGGCCATAGAAGTATTATCAAAACTCACTAAATTCATGAAAGACCTTAAAGAGTTTTTTATCTGCCAGCATACAATTATTTATTTAGAGGGTCCGTAGTATCCAAATATTTCCTATATTCCAATTCTGTTTTAGCAAGATTAATAAGAGTATTGACACCTTGAAAAACCTGTTTCGCTTGATTTACTTTATTAGGATCTTCTTTCACGTCCTTTATTTGTTGAAGAACCAAGTTCCTCATATCTTGCAAAATGGTAGGATTCACGGTAGACACCTTATTCAACCGCTCATTCGCCAATATGACAACAGTGCTTGTTATTGATCGGAAACGATTCAACTTCGAAGCTAAATCAAATATACTAAATATTAGTACTTTGCCATTGTTCAAGTATATTTCAACTTCGGTACCATCATCACCGGTACCATCACAATAGTTGAGAATTACAATTTCTTCATTCTGATAAAGGAATGGTTTATTAACCATCTCTTTTAATCTATCTATTGCATTATCACTCATGATTTATTCTTTTTTGTTGCTTTATTAATCTGTCTATTCAAAGCTCCTTTCAGCTTAATTAGGTACTGAACATCTTCCGGGTACCGGGCATACATAGAATTTTCATTTTTTAGTTGTTCCGAGCGACTAATCATGTAAAGGTTCTCAATAGAAGCATTCTGTCTATTGCCATCTTTGAACTGAATATTGTAGCCAGAAGGAATTTCACCATTATATTCAACCCATACGAGCCGATGTTTCGGCTCAAAGACATTCGGTTCAGCAGTTTTCACTTCAATATAACCGTCACGGGTTATACGTTCATAACCAACCGGCTTATGATTCTTTGGAATGTGTCCTTTCCGGAAACGTGTAGCCTTAGTTTTTTCAATTTGGGCATCAGACATATATTCTGTTTGCTTACGTCCCTTATTCATTGGTTGATGTCCTTTGGGGAAGAAACCCTTTGAGGAATGTTCAAATAAGAACTTTGCCGACTTTCTCAATTTTAGTTTAAAAGCCATACCAGCAACTGCACTTTCAGTTGAACCAAGCATCGAAGCTATTTCAAGATTGGTATGATCGGGATAAAGGGATATCAGTTTTTGCCTTTTATCAGGACTCCACACTCTCACGTTCAGCGAACGTTTTAATTTACGAATTAAGGCTTTCGCTTTAATAGCTTCAGGCGTTTTACCAAGGCGGGCAGCAAGCTCTTTTAAATCAGCAGTTGGATACTCGTTATCAAGTACAGCGAGTTGTTCATTAGTCCAAGTTTTCATAAGCATGTCAATAAAGAGAGGAAGCCGTCAGGCTTCCTCTGTATTATCGTTATCAAGATCCTCAAGTTGCTTTTTGAGCTTCTTTTCTTTCTTGTCAAATGAATCTGCTAATTTCTTGGTTAGCTTATTAAATTCGTCTGGTTATTGTTCCATAAACAGAATATTTTGGCATTTACGTAAGTGCTCATAGAAATTCACATTATTAGATGATAAGCATTCAGCTATAAAAGCTCTGTACCACTGAAATCTATCAATTTTATTATCCTTAACATAATTCACGAAGTCACTTTCTTTTCCATACTTTTCCAGACCAATCTTTTTCAGATAATCACTATTGCAACTATTAAGAATCAATACATCAAAAACCGTTTGTTCATCAATGGATAGGACTTCTTTACGCTCATAGTAAGACTTATTTTGTGCCCATTTACGCATCTCTTCAGCAGCTTTCTCTTTGACTATATCCTTTGCTCTTTTTAGTTGGTTATTTATATTTTCCCTCGCTATCTCTTTAGGATCTGCAACGGCAACAGTACTGGAAGCAAGCTCTTTCTTCGTATAGTAGAATTTCACTTCAAATTCCGGATAATAATAGCCAAAGAATGAGATACATCGATAAACATCACCATCATCAAGCATTTTTAAAGTACGCTCATCATCAGCATCATAATAACATGAATATCTAAATACTTCATCCGGATTGACCACTGTAAACCCAAGCTGTTTAACAGCGTCTAAAGTACTTTCATACTGCTTCTTTCTTTCATCACTCCAATAAGAATCGGCTTTTGCCACAATCACTGTTTTTCCGAATGAAAGAGGTTCACCTACCTTTACAAGATTTTCACTTTCAAGCAGAATCTTCCGAACTACATACGCAATCCGCTTTTTATTAAAACAAGTAGCATTAATACACCGGGCGTCTTTATTGTTCATCTCATAGAATAGACAACCATGATTACAGGTATTAGATTCACATTGAGAACATGGTTTAAATTCTCCATTTTCCCAATTATCAGCGTCCTCTTCAATCCAATCGGCTTTTTTAAGTTCCATAAAAGAATTACTCACATAATCCCGAATCATAGCGGTCGTGCATTGTTCATCTTCTTCCTCATGAAACTCTTTTTGAGTTTCTTCGTCAAGTTTTGAAAGAATCATTGCACCGGATAATGGGATATCTCCATTTCTTACACGTTCTTTCAGTTCCGGAATAAGACTATTTAGCTTTATACGATCAAAGACAAAACGAGCAGACTTTCCAAATTTAAGGGCAATATCCTCATAACTACGCCCTCTCTCTGACAGCTGCGCAAAAGCAAAAGCTTCTTCGATGGGATCGACATCTTTTCTTTGAAGATTCTCAGTAATCATTGCATCGAAAGCCTCGTCATCTGTCATCTCTCTGACAATGCAAGAAATTGTTTGAAACCTTTCTGACTTTTTACGATGTGCCTTGATTTTAGCAGTATTCTCTTCATCTTCCTTTGCTTTCAAGAGTGATACAGCACGGAAGCGGCGCTCACCGCAAACAATTTCATACGAACAGGGGATTGTTGTGACATCTCCTGTTTCCAAGTCAGTAAAGTCCTCGGATTTAGCTACCCTAACGGTTATAGGTTGCAATAAGCCTTGTTTCTCAATGTTATTTGCAAGCTCTTTCAGAGCTGCTTCATCAAAAGTCTTTCTCGGATTCAAAGGAGAAGGACTGATAAGGTCAATTCTAATGTTTTGTACTTCCATAATTTAATTATATTGGTTTGACTTTTAATTTATTACATCAGTAAAGTTATCGTAAAATGACAAGTTATGCAAACAGAAACTCCGCCATTTTAACGCCATTTTCATTCGGGCTTATTCCGTATTTGAATGAAGCCGCGTCTTTCCGTTTCTCGAAGAAGTTCTAAATCTTCTTCCCGTATTTCAGCAGGAGTTTCACCGTTCACACTTCGATAAGTTCCAATACCGAAACGATCTCTGATACGAGCAACCTTATCCGGGTCTTTAGTAACCCAGTAAATTGTGACTTTCATAGCAACTATATTCTACGGCTCTCGCCACATAAAGGGAGAACATTAAACGTCTTGAAACGATCTACTAATCTTGGTCCGAAACGTTTCTTAAATTCGTCTATACCAAGATTCGAAGTTATATGATACTTCTTACCGTATTGTTGAAAAATCTCATACCGGGCATAAAGAAATTCATCAATAACAGAATCAAGACTGGTACCATACGATTTTTGATTCTCCGTTTCCAGGCCGATATCGTTCAAGCAGATGTTAAAGGGATTTGGTTTAAATCCTTTGGATTGATTTTCATTGTAAGTGTACAAGTCAATGTGCCCATGAATTTTATAATAGTTCATCATTTGAGTAACAGACAAATTTTCAAAAGCATTCGGATTACAAGTGAGCTTCAGATAATCGGAAAAAATCTGCATTAACATTGTTTTCCCGGTACCAGGTTCACCAATAAGCAAAAGATTCTTATGAACCTTATAATCCTCTTCAGGAAACACATTTTGAGCATACCTGCATCCATTGAAGTAATACAGAAGAAACTGAATTAGTGTAGAGTTGTTGTCATCAACATCAAACTTTCTAAACTCCCGTTCTGTATAATCCGCGCCAAGGTTAGAAATTAAACTCCAATGGCTGTAATACTCTTGTGTGTCGGTCAAGTCATACTCAGAAACGTCCAGAATACTTGCCTTGTGCCTTTGTATCAGATTCTCTATTTGTCGAAGCGTCAGCTTGCGCTTGCCGGCTTCCTTCTCCATCAAACTTTGAAGCTGGTTTGATAGATCCTTTTCCTCTTCCGTCATGGTCTACTAATTCATTTTTACGCTCTTCACGTACATGATCCAATATCCAAAGGTTAGCCTTGGATTCCCAACGCTCAATTTTCACCCCATTAGCATTTTTCCACCCTATCGAATCAAAATGATTGAAAAATATCTCTGCATGTTCGTGCCAATCAGATAACCGTTCAGGTGCATTTTGACTGATAAAGTATTGAATAACGTCATCAAGCGTAGGATTTATTAATTCTTTCGCAATCCTTTTAGGTTTCTCAAGTTTAGGAACCGGAAAAAGCTCGCCAGAGTTGCTTTCTTTCTTACCCCCTTTAGGGGGTTCTTTCTTTGTCTTAGTCTCTGTCTTATATTCTTCTTTAGGGGGTATGGGGGATCTTTCTTGTAAAGGTGTCCCTAAAGGGTGACCTAAAGGTATCCCTAAAGGTTGCCGTAAAGGTGGTATATTTTGCATACCTTTTTGTACACCTTTTATCGAATACGTTGATTTATTGCCTCTTCCATTGCCTTGTTTACATTCAATAAGACCTGCTTGAACTAATCTATTTCTGGCAGACTTGAATACTTTCACTGACACTCCCACGTCAGATGACACCTTTGTATCACTACGTGTCCAGTTATCCTCCCAGCCTAAACGATTCGCAATTTTTAGCAAGTAAAAATAAAGCCTCGTTTCACAGCAGGAAAATTGCCAACCTTCATCAAGTTCCCAAAATCTATTGATAAGTTCAATATAGGTCATATCAATTTATAATAATTCCGTAAGACATCATTTATGTAAGGCTGAGGATCGGCCCTCAAATAATTGCAGACACTATTTATGAACTCAATCAATCCATGACAAACGGCATATTCACTACCATATTTTTCAACTAACCCTTGCCACTCCTTCTGTGCTGATGATTGTATCCCGCCGCCCTTTCCTTTTATGCGAGGCGTTTTCATCTCAATACAGAGACTACATTTACCACCTCGAGGGAAAAGAAGAATTAAATCGGCAACTCCGGCAATTGCGCCTTCATATTTCCGCATAAAACCACTTTTCTTAGTTCGCGCACCACCATTGGGTATAGCAAACAATAATCCGGCAACATTGGGAAATGTGTTCCTAAACCATTCAACGCATATATGCTGAATCTTAGTTTCAGAATACTTAGCTTCCAGTTTCTTAATATCTTCTTCAGTCATTTTTCTTGTTTTTTGAGATCGTATGACATTCATTGAGAAGATCTACAATCTGTTTACACCTGTTCCGGCAACCGATAAAGGATATGATTGTAACCCATTCCGGCCCGAACAGCATTTCTTTTTTATATTCCTGAATATGAGTGTTACCTCCGTTCACTATTAATCGGAATGGTTTCATAATTTATCCCTGAATAAGTCCATTGCAAGATTTACCATATTCTCCTCGACCTGATCATCGGTGCCAGTCACGCCATTTGCTATATTCTTTTTAGTTTGAATGACATCATACATATATTTGTCAATGGTATCTTTACCTAAGAAATAATAGCAATTCACATTGTTCTTTTGCCCATTTCGGTGTGCCCGGTCCTCTGCCTGTTCGCAATCACTGAAAGTCCAGGGAAATTCAATAAAAGCAACCCGGCTTGAAGCTGTAAGAGTTAGTCCGGTACCACCCGATTTATAATTCAAGATGATTAATTTACAATCCGGATTATTTTGGAAGGAGTCTACAGCAAATTGCTTCTGACTGATATTGTCAGAGCCAGTAACGGTAACAGCATTCGGAAACTCCTTCTTCAGCTCTGCAATAACCTCTTTCAGATAGCCAAATACGATAAGCTTCTCACCACCATCTATAACATCATGAATGAATTCAGATACAGCCTTAATTTTCCCACGTGCAGATATTTGTTTGAGAAGCCCCATCTTCACCATCACGGCACCATTCATAGACCGTTGTACCTGTGAATCAGATGCGTTCTTGTATTGTTTAAGATACTTCACTATATCGGACTCTGCATTTTGATATTCCTTCATGTTCGTAATATCAATCTGCAAGTACTGACGTGTTTTGTCCGGAAGCTGAGTGAGTACTTTAGATTTTTCACGCCTGAAGAAGCAATAGTTCCAAAGTCTCCAGTTCAGTTCTTTTACATTAGATGCTTGCTTTGGGCCATCACAGTATCTCTCAACGAAACGACTATACCCTCCGAAATCCTCCAAACGCCCAAGTATTTTGAGCTGTTGTATAAGGTCTGTATTATTGTTCACAACAGGAGTACCGGTAAGTGCAAGTACAAATCTTTTCCCTTTGCAAATACCCTCTACAAATTTCCCTTGCTGGGTTTTGCCGGATTTGCATTTATGGGATTCATCAATTATGACAGACTTGAACAGATTAACACGTTCATCGAACAGAATACCCTTCATCGTCAATTTACCACCTTCACTCACACGCTTTACAAAGAACTTCTTAAGTGATTCGTAATTAGTAATAAACACCTCACACAAAGGGCTTCCATCAGCCTTCTTGCAATCATAAAAAGAATGCCAGGTCTGCCGGTTACTGTCATCAAGTATAATAGCACTAAGCCCGGCAAATTTCTTGAATTCACGCTGCCAATTCACTTTCAGAGCAGCCGGGCAAACAACTAACGTAGGAAATGATTCACCATAGATTACAGCTTCCCGGTGCGCTTTGACAACAGTGCAAATTGCCTGTAATGTCTTGCCTAATCCCGGTTGATCACCGAGTATACACCGTTTTTTTTCTACGGCGTACTGTACGCCCTCCAACTGATATTGATATGGTTGCAGCAACATGTAATGTTCTCCCACAAAAGGCTTCATGTCCGGTAAATCATAATTTATGTCTTCCGTGACCTCCCTCTGCTTAACAACAGAGCAGAATTGCATGTGTACGGCCCACTGGGCAAATCTTCCCACATACCAGGCGGCATCTTTCCCGAATGGATAACGTGAATCATTAATACTAACAAGCCACGCCCGGTCAGTACCGTCGTAGCGTGGCTTGCTTGGTATCGTTTTTATGACCTCAACCAATTTAGGATGATACTCGAACTGAATCCGGTATAGATTAGGGGTTTTAGTCACATAGATAGGTTTCATGAAGCAGGTTCTAATACAAATTCTTCGTGTTCAACAGTAGAGTATTCACCTTCTCCATCCTCTTCTTCGTCCGTTCCATCTGTTTTATCAAAAGGATCCTCACCTTCCTTAAACTCAAACTCTCTCTGTATCTCAGAGCATTTGTTTTCAGTAACATACAACTCGGCTTCATAGAGGAATTTATGTACAGCATCCCGGAAATCCTCACAGTGTACATATTGCTCGTTGTCCGGGTCAAATCCAATACCAGGAGAACAAATATTGAGTACTTTATTCGTCATCAACGTTCTCTTTGCAGTCAGCACGCATACTTCAAAAGAAGAATCACCGCCAATACTGACACCGGTAACATCAAACTTTTTAAAAAAACTCATCTTCAAGACAGGATGCAGGACGTTCCCAGTTTATATAACCGGATTCTTTTTGTTCCGTAATCTCAACCATAAATGGTATAAGATTCTGAAGCGCATTTTTTAAATCAACATGAACAGGGTTTATGCCTCTAAATACAATGTCATTGCCTTCCAAATCGGCATAAGAGACCTCTAAACAACCCTTCTTGGTCATTTTAGCTTTTGAAATCCTTAAACTCATTATTCAATAAATTAAATAGTTATACTTACCTATGTTGATACTCACTGATAAACTCGTGATAATATTTATCAGCAGGTAATGGTAGGTTTATTCCGAATTCAGCAGCAGCATCAGCCTGAACCTTATCCATGAAATTTTTCATCTGGATCGTATTAAGTTTCGATGTACTGCCTACGACAGATATGGCATGGCCACTCACACAGATTTGGCGGGTAAGGAACTTCCTGCAGTAGAAATCATGTATATCTAACTTGTCTGTACCGGTTTCCTTTTCGATGCAAGAAAACCACAACCACATCAATGCATTTTGTGACAGTGTCCTCGGCTCAACTTTTCTCTTTATACTAATAGTATAAATACCATTTTTAAGCGTAGAACAGAGATAGTCAAACGATTTATCCATAGTGACTACCCCGTCTTTTTTTGTTAGAATAGCATCTGCCATAATTTAAAAAGGAAGATCAGGTAAAGGTACTGAATCTTGCTGATACGAAGAAGACTGGTATGTAGGCTTTGGAGCAGGAGACTGGTAACTCGATGTGGGCTGTTGCACAGGAGCGAGAATCGGAGCAGGAGCAGCCGGCTGTTGAAGCTTTGGAGTGAGCATTTCCATATAATCGACAAAAACCTCTGCAATATAATACTTTACTCCATTTTTATCATAACTACGTGTTCGCAATTTCCCTTCCAGGTATAACTTATCTCCTTTATGTATATACCTTTCCGCAAGCTCAGCGGTTTTATTCCACATTATTACATTATGCCATTCGGTACGCTCAGGAACCTGAGTTCCGTTTGCAAGTGTATAGCCTTTATCAGTAGTGGCAAAAGTAAACGAGGCAACTTTAGCCCCCCCGTCTAACGCTCTTACATCGGGATCTTTGCCAACTCGCCCGATTAACATGATTTTGTTCAAACTCATTTGTCTTCCTCCCTTATGGTTACGCGAATACTATCCGCCTTGGTTGTGGACTTTACATATTTAGAATAAAGTTCCGGATGCTCCTCTTGAAATTTCTTTGAATCGAAACTCTTACTCTGTGAAGATGGAGTGTAACTAACACGCAATCTTCCGGCATCCCAAGATTTGACGCCATTCTCTCTCATAGCCGTTTTCAACTTCTCCTTATACCCTTTCTGAATTTCGGATAGACTGGAAAGCTCTTCCTCAATTCCGACTATGGTATTTACAAGCTGCATTGGGATCAGTAATTTATCATCAGCAGGAACAAGAGCATTAGATTGGTATTGTTCACCTTTTATTTCGCACTCAAGTAACTTCTTGACTTCAGAATCGGGTTTACGCTCAATCTCAACCAACTCGGATTTATCACCTCGCAGCCAAATACCAAACAGCTTATCAACTTTTATTAGCGGATTCTGAAGTTCAAATAAATAAGCATAGATTGACAACTGCCAGCTCAGGTATTCTAAATCCAAATTAGCAGTAGTTTTGATATCTCCAAGAGAAATTCGTTCATCCTTTTCCCATACACAATCTATATTCGATGCAAAATGCTCATTGTCTGAAACAGTGTACTCGTTGGCAAATGCTTTATAACCGGCATTCGTTCGCTCTTTCAAATAGTTTTCAGCCTCAATACTCTCAGGTGTGAATCCTGTAGAATCGACAAACTGGCATTGTGCATGAATACGACTACCTTTTTCGGCAGCCCTCTTCAATATAAACTCAGGAATATCTTTATATTTATTCGGGAACAGCTGCCGACTTATCATTCCTGTTATTCCCTGCAACAGTTTGTCACCTAAAAGGTACGTGTGGTTCTCTTCATTAAAAACCACAGCAGATTTAACTAATTCTATCATTGCTTCTCATTGTTTGGGTGGGTAAGATCTTCCCATCTCCATTGTTATATTTCTAAACTCGTTATTATTTTGCATGGCCGGGTGTTTAGCCCAAACTCTTTCAAGTTCTTCCCTGCTTTTTACAGAGGTCATTTCATAAATTGCCCTATCCAGGTCAGCACCAGTGAAAACAGTACCCGAACCTTTGGTTTCAGTTTTTGTATTGGGTCTCTCATCTACTTTTTCTTTCGTCTGACCGAAAGTATAACGCACACGTCCTTTGTCATCTGAAATAGCAATACCGGTTATTTCTTTTTGCTGATTGTAAACAATCTCCTTTACTTTAAGCTTAGTATATAAACCATAAGAGCCCGATTTACTTGAATATATCTCGCTTTTGTCCAGTTTAATCCAAATGAAAGGCCCAGTATAAAGTTCCCGACCTATACCCCAATTGAACCCCGCACGCTTAAAAGCGTCTGAAGCCTGACCTTTCTCTTTTTCCGTATTGGACTCAGTACCTACATCCTGCTTTGAGACCCACTCTTTTTTATCATTATCCCAAATGGATAGCGTACAGAACAAATTGCCATTTACGACATCGTGGGTACGTTTCCAATTCATAGGACCGAATACCTCATCAAGCAATCGCATGTCCACCCTCGCATCTTTGTAAAGCAACAGAGAGCAACCGGAGCCATCACTCTTCATACTTCCAACTCTGCATTCAATCTCAGATGCCAAAAGAGGTCTGATAGAATTGAGTTTGTTTTCTACAGATTGCAGAACTACTGGTTCAACTTTTTTACTTGCAGCCATAATTCTTTTTGTTATTGGTTTGACTTTTAGTTTATTACATCAGTAAAGTTATCGTTAAATGACGAAGTTAGCAAACGGAAACTTCGCCATTTTAGCGCCATTTTTATAATGGGTAATATGGAGTTCTTGGTTCTCTCCTATTACTCAAGTCAAGTGTGCGATAGTCGTTCAGAAGCTGCTTACTGAAATTAATTACACGTAAGCATGTGATTTCTGAAAACATCCCAATATGGGTATAATCAGAAGGTAGATCAAGCATTCTTGAAAGCCATGCGTAAGCTTCAGTTCTTTTCATGTAACCAAGCTCCCAAATCTTATCGAAATACTCGTGAGCTTGATGCTTCATTTTACGAAGTGGCTTTCGTGCAACTCTTCCTAAAGCTCTATTAGTACCCTTGTGAACTCCTACATATGCATCACATCCAGAACACAAATAGATCATTCCGTATGACCTTCGATAAACAACAGAACTATCGACAAACTCTGTTGGATTACCGCAATATGGACATATCTTCCCAGCGATAATTAGTTTTTGTCTTTCGGTTAATTCCATAATAATACATTAATTGTGGACGGTAGAGGAATCGAACCCCTCCCACTCGTTTTGAATTGGTTGCGCAACACGAAGCTCTAACCGATAAGCTAACCGTCCGAGGAAAGATGTACTATCCTCACGAACCGTACACCTTGAATTAAAACACAAATACAAAACTACATGATACTATTAATCACCTTCATGGGTTTGCGAAGTAGAAAGGAGTCGAACCTCTAACCTTTGCAACAGGATTTTTCGTTTCAGTGTCTGATTGTGCATATGTGGGGATTAAATAGTTTGATTTTCCCACTCGTGATGCTATTCGTGCATTGTCACCACTGAAACTAAGCGTCTACCATTCCGCCACTACTTCATTTCGTTGCCAGCCGCTGCTGGCAACTTTGATTGATTTGATTAAAATATTAACCTTTGATTGATTTCACCCTCACGGGCTACTTGTGCCAAGAGACGGATTCGAACCGCCGACCTCTGCTTGTGGTGCTCTTCCGTTAAGCTAAGAGTATTTCTTGAGAGACTCGAACTCCCAACCTTCCACCACACACAGCGCTCTATCCACTGAGCTATCCAAGCAAATGCCCGGATTTTTATTCCGGGCTAATCTAATCACAAACGTTAAAATCATCCTCACGGACTTTCGTGCAAGTCCCGGCATCGAACCGAGAAGAAAGCCACTTTCCAGAAAACTAACACCTAAACAAAAACTATATGGGAAACGACCTATTATAAAACTGGAAAGCCCTTATCTTGCATCCTTGAATACTATTCCTTTTTAGAAATTTTCTCCTCGTATATACCTCGGAACACATACATAAGAAATACCATTATAATGATGATCACAGAAGCTGTATACTCTTTATAACTGGCATTTATGCCATCCCCTAACCAAATTGCCGCCCAAATGCCAACAATAGAAACTACATTTTGAGAAATTCTTAATGCTTTCATCTCTTAGATTTTTTGCTACGTTTACTTTTCTTGTTTGAGCACTTGCAATGCAGCAACACCTGAGCTGCATTGCAACGCCACTTCCCATTTTGTTTATTGACAGGTTTATCGCTATCAATTTTACCTGCCTCAATAAGACTGATCAACTTCTTTTCACCCCCTACTATATATGCTGATTTATCTTTTCCAAATGCCTCTGATGACATTATACGGAGTATATTATCAAGCAAAATCATAGCCATTCCAGGTGTGATAATATATCCGCGAAGAATGGATATATTATCGCTTTCTTGTAACAGTGACGATCCCATTATTTTGATCTGATTTAATCCCCCACTTTTTGTCCGGCTCTTTATCCTTCAATCTATATGATATCAGATTGAGTATGTAGGCACGGCTGGAAATAGGGAAAATTTCTTCTGCATCTTTCTCCATTTCACGGATGATGCACATAATGCTTTTCTTTTTTTCTTCCATATTGATTATTAATTGATTAATAGTTTCCTCCGATTCAAGACTATTCGCTAATGGCCAAGAACCGGAGGATTTTCTTATTTTTGAAGTGTCTAATTAAAAAAATAAGAAATATGAATAATGAAGAAAAAGTAGTTTCAAACTACAAAGAAACTTTAGAGAAAAAAATTGAATAGTCTTTCAGACTCCAAAGTAATCTACTGACAATTGCATCCGCTACTTTCGCTGTACTGGTTTCTTTAAGCAATCTTTCAACAAACAACGATTGCAGTCGAATTTTACTATTGGTGGTAGTATGTTCAAACGCACTATCCATCCTTTTTTCGTGTATAACCATATACGAGAATCGAGCAATGAGCAACGTGATGATACGCAACGCTCAAAAACAGGTAGAAGAATATATCCTCTATAGCTTATACAATTCCAAAATGACCGCAACGCCAGCCGTACCACGCAAGAAGTTCTTCGCAGCTTGTGAATCAATTTCCTACACTTCATTTTTACTCTTTTTATTAATTTGACGATTTACGCAATTCACAAAATTTTCATTTAACTTGAAGTGATAGGCGGACTCGAACCGCCGACCTCATGCATATTAAGACATGCGCTCTAACCAACTGAGCTACACCACCTGCTATATCTATTTTTTTTAACTCACATAACTCTTAAAGCAAATACCACGATTTGCCGACATAAATATGCCTAACTGTTTTATTTTTACAACGATATGGTTCTGACCTTTAACCACAGCATTATATCGTTGTCAAGTTATGCCTATTTACGTAGTCCGCTTTCAGCAGAGGATAACTTGCAACCTCTATTTTTACCAATATGTCAAAGAACTCTTCTCTGTGTTCCCAGCCTCCCTTCAAGGGCAGGCTCACTGGCCGGGCTGGGTGCCGGTTAACCGGCTATCTTGGTTTGACTTAGTGAGGTCAATCTTTGCCCATTCGTGCAAGCATCCGATCACATAGTTTGTAGTTGCGTTCTAAATAGGCTTCCTGAGAATTCAAATCTCTATCAAACAGTTCCTCTGATATCGCTTTTAATTTTTCAATGATCTCTATCCGTCTTTCCTCACTGTCATCAAAGCTCAAGATATCAGCCAGCCCCTCAACTACACCGGAAATGGATGCAAGGCTCATGCCTTTTAATCTATTTGTGAATTCTTCCATGATTGATTTGATTTTGATTGATTACTTTGTCACATACCCCATTGCAAGATTTCCGCAAGGATCACTGTACAGGCTTGAAAGAGATAAATTCTTCTTTGGAAAAATAGATGTAGTACTTTCGCGAAATCTTATCTCTGCCTTATATTCATCCATTTTCAAGTGAGCATCTATCCAAGCTGTTTTAAGAGCAGACTTAAAAGAATAGCCGTAATTGCGAACATAGACCCAAGTTCTTTGGATGATAGCTCTAAAATTATACTTGCCATCAACGATAAGTCTATAATCTCTTTTCTTAGAGTTACTTTTCTCTGTTTTCGGTTGGATACTTGCTTTTTTATTCATACTTTTGGAGTATTGATTGATTGATGATGCAAATATAATCCATATTTGGATATTTTGCAATCTAAAAACTAACTAATTATCCATATTTGGATATATTAACTTTTGATTGATTTGTTATGATTGAAAGAATTAAAGCCATTATTATCCATTACAAGCTCACAGACAGAGCTTTCGCATTACAATGTGGAATCAAGCAAAACACATTGAGTAGACAACTTAGTGGAGTTAGTGAAATAAGTACGTCCACTATATTATCAATATTGGATAAGTTTGAAGATATTTCATCAGAGTGGTTACTTCGAGGAAAAGGAGAAATGTTATTATCAGCAATCAAGCCAGACGCCAATATCGAACGCATGGAGCGCTTAGTAGATACGATAGCCACCCTTCAAGGTACAATCAACGAACAGATGAAGACTATTCAGCTTCTATCTGAAGAAAATAAGAGACTGAAAGGAGAATTGACATTACTTAAAAATGAACGAAACATTAGCTAATTATATAATTCATTGTTCTTTTATATTATGAACGAAATAAAATTAAAAACCATTAGAATTCCTGTATTTAGAACAAAAATAGAGGAAGAAGAACTACAACTCTTTGATATTAACAAAGAAGATATGGTCAGATTCGTTTGTGAAAAAATCAATAACTATAATTGCTCCAATATTAATAAAATTATATTAGAAAACAATGGAAAGAATTACACTCACGAAATAGTAAAACTTACAGCGCAGAAAAAAAACATGCATGGTAGTCCTGTAGTATTTATTCAAATGAGTGCCCATAAAACGAATTTAGGTGATGGATATATTGAGACATCTCAAAAAATCCCAATGACAAAAGATGTAAAAATAGGTAGCGATCATCACTATGTAATTATGTACCCAATGGCTATCAAAGGGAGAAGCAAATTCAAAAAACATTGGCACATATTCATTTATGATGATCCTAACAAAGATAGTCAAGAATTCATTCGAATAGTCAAAGTAATGATTAAGCAAGTCCTAAATATAAAAATCAGTAACCTTAAATCAAAAGATTTTGTTGAAGAGCTGAAAAATTTTCCTATTTTAGACAATGTTACAGCAAATTTTCAAACTGTAGAATTTACAAATGACCAATATAGCGTAACTTTCAATAATTATATTGTAGGTGGAAGAATCTATAGTCGAAAAGAGTTCAACCTAATGAAAATACCATATGATAAAATAATAGAAATGATAGATGACGATGACGACATTACCATAAAAAAAAAGGTATTCAATATTCCAATAGGAAAGAAAGAATACAAAATCAG